AAATGTATGATGAAGACGGGCAGTATATAAATGAAGAACTTTTTGCTGTAAAATTTGTTGATGAGGAGGACCCTGAACAGGATGATTATTATTGATATGAATCAGGTTATGATTAGTAACCTGATGGCACAAATTAAACGTGATGTTCTTAACGAAAATCTGGTGAGGCATATGGTGCTCACCAGTCTTTGTTTTTATGAGAAACAGTATACATCAGAGTATGGAGAAGTTGTTCTTGCATACGATAGTAGACATTATTGGCGGAAAGATTTCTTTCCATTCTATAAACAGAACCGTAAAAAAGACAGACAAAAATCTGGTCATGACTGGGGTAGTATTTTTGAAGTTCTGAATAAAATCCGAGATGAAATTAGAGAGTACTTTCCCTATAAAGTTATCGAAGTTCACGGTGCTGAAGCTGATGATGTGATTGCTACCTTGTGCAGAAACAAAAAAGACGAAGATAAAGTTCTTATCTTATCTGGGGATAAAGATTTTATTCAGTTGCAAAAGTATCCTGGCATTAAACAATACAATCCTATTACTAAACGTGCTGTGAGTCATGAAAATCCTCACCAATATATTAAAGAGCACGTAATGCGAGGAGATAAGTCTGACGGCATCCCTAACTTTTTATCGAGTGATGACTGTATTGTTCAGGGTGTCAGACAAAAACCAATTAGTCAGAAGAAACTTGCTAAATGGATTGAACAAAAACCTGACCAATTTTGCGAAGACGATCAACAACTCTCTAACTATCATAGGAATCGGAGACTTATTGATTTTGATTATGTGCCAGAAGAGATAGAAGATCAAATTCTTCATGAGTATAACACTATAAATATTTCTGGAAAGAAAATACCTTTAGAGTATTTTAAGGAGCATCAATTAAATGACTTGATGCAAGAATTCTTTTTTCGTAGTTCATCGCCATTCAAACAAAATGAAAATGTTAATCAGTGAAGTGCTCCAAAAAGTGAGTAATGCAAAGACCAAAACAGCAAAGATTAAAATCTTATTAGATAATAATACTAACGCTTTAAGATCTCTACTCATCATCAACTTTGATGAGAGTATCGAGTCTCTTATTCCTGAAGGACCAGTGCCTTATAACGTAAACGATGCCCCAGAGGGCACAGAGCACACCATTTTAGAGAAAGAGTACAGGAAACTATATCTGTTCTTCAAGGGGGGTAGCAGTTCCCTCAAGCAGTCGCAGAGAGAGAATCTGTTCATCCAGATGCTTGAAGGATTATCGGAAGGAGAAGCAGAACTTCTTGTACTTGCTAAAGATAAAGCACTGAACAAAAAGTATCGTATTACTAGAGCATGTATTGAAGAAGCATTCCCAACTATTGAATGGGGTAATCGTTCCTAATGGCAAAAAGTGTTAACATACTCCAGCAAGATTGTGACCCATCACTTGCACAAGATAAGTCATTACCTTATAATGCATATCTTGTGGAGTATGTGCAAGAAGGATTGACCAAATTTGATATTGCTACCTGCAATAAAAAAGCAGACCTGTTTGATTATTATTGGGACAATTATAAAAAAGATTTTATTACCTATACTCAATCAGAAGGTAGAATCAGTCCCAAATTATATGGATATGTATCCAAAGCAGAAACCAAATCTAAATGATTGACACATCTAAATAGTTATGGTATACTAATACCATCGTTCATCCGAGAGATCGGACGCAAGTAAGTCGCGGAACGGAGCCGTTCATCCTATGTTAGAAATATTATTCTATTCATCACTCACCTGCCAACAAGCTGATACAATCATGCTTAAGATGAAAGCAAATGAGAATATCTCAAATGCTTTTAAGGTAGAGTTGATTGAGGTCATGAAGGAATCAACACCTGAATGCTATCCATGGGACGCACACGACTGAAGGAACGGGGATTAAAACCCTCTATTACTTTAGGAGTACCTACAATGAACACACTGCAAATGATCAAGAAGCAGATCAACAAGGCATCTGCACTTCACGACGCACAAGTTCTTCACACTACATACCGTGGTGTTGAGTACAATACACGTTGTGTCGAGTCGAAAGAAACACACGGTACATTCTGTTATCGTGGTAAAACATACAGTAAGTGATCTACTTGTAAATAATGAGAGGGGTTGTTACCCCTCTTTTTTTATGCTATAATGGACTGAAATGGAGATTCTTATGGACCGAGAAAAATTAAAACTTATCTATAAAAATTTGAAATCTTTGTTAAATGTATTAGAGTCTGAAATATATTCAGATACTACTGCATACAATACTCAAGAAAATTTTGATGACCCCGCTCATTATTATAGTACAGATGATGATGATGGGTACACAGATTAAAAAAACTATGATATAATACTACATGAAAAAATCGAGAGTTATTAAAAAAGCACTTACTATAGCAGTAAAGAGTGGGGAAGATATCAATAATCTTATCGGTATCTACACCGATCAACTGCTAAAAGAAGCATTGCAAAAACAAAATATCAAAAGAAAAGGATTTGGTTATGAGCGTAAAACTGATTTCAGTGACCCCAGAAGCGGAGAAGATGATGGGGTATGTGGCGAGAGTCAGCAACCCGAACAACCAGGAGAACCCTAAAGTTGCTGGTCTTCTTAAATACTGTGTCAATCATCAACACTGGTCTGTGTTTGAGCAAGCATTCATGACTCTTGAGATTGAGACTACCAGGGGACTGGCAGCTCAAATCCTCCGCCATAGATCATTCACATTCCAGGAGTTTTCTCAACGGTATGCTGACAGTTCTATGTTAGCAGACACAATTCCTCTTCCTGACTTACGAAGACAGGATACAAAGAATCGTCAAAACTCTATTGATAATATTGATCCTTTTATCCGTCAAGAGTTTCAGATCAAAATGCAGAAGCACTTTGAAGAAGGAATGAAACTCTATCAAGAGATGCTTGGGTATGGTATCGCAAAGGAGTGTGCTCGTTTTGTGCTTCCCCTTGCCGTACCAACCAAAATCTATATGACAGGATCATGTCGTTCGTGGATCCATTATATCCAACTGCGTTCTGCTAATGGTACGCAGAAAGAGCATATGGATATCGCTAATGAATGTAAGCAAGTTTTTATTCAACAATTTCCAACTGTATCAGAGGCATTAGAATGGCAATGAATGAACCAATCACCGTAGATGATTATAAAAATGTATCCGAGGAGTTCTTTGGTAAATACAATTACGTTGTAGAACGTATGGGTTCTGGACCTAATAAAGCAGAAGATGTTTTAAAAGTCATGGAAGCATTAAGCGCACAAGTTATTAAAGAACGACTCAAAAATAAAATTGGTCCATTCGGATTCAATAAAAAGACCCAAGAGGAGGAATGATGCCTACGTATCCTGTTAAACACAAAGAGACTGGAGAGACTAAAGAACTCTCCATGTCCATGGCGGAGTATTCGACGTGGCGAGAAGAAAATCCCGAGTGGGATAAAGACTGGCTAGCAGGTTGTGCTTCTGCACAAGAGGTCGGTGAATGGAAACATAAGATGAGTAAGACTCATCCTGGATGGAACGATATCATGAATCGTGTATCCAAAGTCCGTGGTTCAACTGTTGAGTGGTAAATATGCCTAGATCTAGAAAGCGCAATCAACCTGACATCAATGGTATGTCAAACAAACAGATGAAGAGGAAGAAACCTATTGATTCTTCTTATCTGTTACCGGTAGAACCTCTAACAGATAATCAAAAGATTATGTTTGAGGAGTATGATAAAGGACAAAACATCTTTGCTTATGGGTGTGCTGGTACAGGCAAAACATTTGTTGCTTTGTATCTAGCTCTTCGTGATGTTCTTTCCGAACATACAACATATGATAAGGTATACATCGTTAGATCATTAGTTGCTACAAGGGAGATTGGTTTTCTTCCTGGTACACATGAAGATAAAGCATCTCTTTATCAAATTCCATACAAGAATATGGTAAAATACATGTTCGAGATGCCTGATGATGCATCGTTCGAGATGTTGTATGAAAATCTTAAAAGTCAGGAGACAGTATCATTCTGGTCCACATCATTCCTACGTGGTACTACACTAGACAATGCTATCATTATCATTGATGAGTGTCAGAACTTAAACTTCCACGAACTTGATTCAATCATCACTCGTTGTGGTCAAGATACAAAGATTATGTTCTGTGGTGATGCAAGACAATCTGACTTGCAAAAATCTAATGAGCGTACAGGTATCATTGACTTCCAAAAAATCCTTGAGAACATGAAAGAGTTCTCTATGGTTGAGTATAATATTGAAGACATTGTTCGATCGGGTCTTGTTAAGTCTTACTTGATTAGTAAACTTAATCTAGGTCTGTAATGAATATCTTTAATCATGTAAATGAGATCCTGCCTATTGAAATGAAAGCAGAGATGATTGATGGAAAGAGATACTATGTCACTCCTACCGGTGGTAAGTATCCTTCCATCACCACTGTGATTAGTAACAACTCGGCAAAGCAAGCAGGTCTTGCCAAGTGGCGAGCTCGTGTTGGTAAAGAAGCAGCACAAGCAAAAACTACTCGTGGATGTAATCGTGGTACTCGGTATCATAAACTTGTTGAAGATTATATCAACAACGAGTTGGATACAAAAAAGTATAAAGATATGCCACTGCCGTGGACAATGTTCCACTCTTCTCGTAAGGAACTCGATAATATAAATAGGGTATACTTACAAGAAGCAGCGTTATACTCTGACTATTTACAAATTGCAGGACGGGTGGACTGTATTGCAGAGTATAAAGGGGAACTGTCTATCATTGATTTTAAGACAGCAGCAGAACCAAAAAAAGAACGATATCTTTACGACTACTACGTACAAGAATGTGGATACGCATGTATGTTGCGTGAAGTATACGGGTTGTCTGTAAAGAAATTAGTTACGATTGTTGCTTGTGAGAATGGCGACACCCAAGTAAGTGTTGTTCCACCAAAAAAAGAATATCTCTTATCATTGCAAGCATATATCAAGGAGTACCAACAAAAACATGATAGAAAAACTAGAGGATAAATTTATGACTACTGCGAAATTTTCGCAAGATGTTGAGAGAATTGCATACGAAAACAAAATGAATTATATCGATGCGATTGTTCACTACTGTGAAACAAATGAGATTGAAATTGAATCAGTATCTAAACTGATTAGCAAACCTCTGAAAGAAAAACTAAAGTATGATGCACAGAAATTAAACTTCATCAAGAAAACTACTAGAGCTAAACTATTGTTGGTATGACAAGCGAGTTTTTTAGATCCGAAATGGTCCAAGGTGACTTACAAGAACTTGCAAAACTGCAAGAATTTTGTATGAAAAGTATGGTAGTGTTCCCTGCACTGTCTCCGGAAAAACAGATGGAATACTTTGATGTTCTTGAAGAAATGATTCAAAAACAGAAAGTTTTTTATGCTCGTCTCAAGTTGAGTGGACCAGATGACGAAGAGGCACAAGACATGGCAGATAGCATTAAGCAAGCTGCTATGATGTATGGTGCCAGCGAGCATGAGGATGCTAATGTGGTGTTCGATGATCTCATCGGCAAAGTTCAGAGTATGAAGAAAACATTAGAGGCAGAAGGGTCTTGACCCTGCCTTCTGCCTGTGCTATAATAACAACGTGATCGAGGGGTCGCACAAACCAAATCCAAATCCGAAAAATCCAATGTCTTTTGCAGATCTA